CGCGCGTCGGTCACCTCACATATACCCTTACCAAAACCGTTGCGGGGAAACATTCCCTGCGCGGCTCGGTAACTGGGCGGTTTAAGCCGTCCAGGGTACTCCTTGATCCTGTCAAAACGGGTTGGGAATTAATTCCCTTCTCGTTTGTATTTGACTGGGTTATGGATATAGGCTCTTATCTTGACTCTATCATGTTCCAACTACTCTCTCCAGAGTGGTCGGCGTCAGTTGGTACGCAAACGGATTATACCGTTACGTATTCGCTGGTCGGTGCAGGTAATTCCTCATATTCCGGGTCGGCTTCCGCTGACTGGGTATATGAAGGTACGGCACAAACACGATCTCCTTCTAGCATATCTTTCGTTCCGCAAGTGAGGTACAACCAATTTGATGGTTGGCAGTTTGCCGATATTTTGGCTCTGCTCTATCAGACTGGGAAGTATCGCTAAAACCTCAACGTTTCCAAGGAGGAAACATTATGGCAGCAATGACTACTGTCCTCAACAATTACCAGAACTTTGGTGATAAGCGTACGTACTTTACCACTGGGCATACTGCTCAGAAAGTAAAGCTCGTTGTCGCAGGCAGGAAGCTACCCGTGGGCAACCAGAAAGTCGTGGAGTCATCTCTCAGTGTACAACATAGCACTGAAGATGACGACGGTCTGGTACTGTCTTCTCGTCCTACTATAGGCATGAACTTCCGTGCGCCCATTGATGGGCAAACCACGGATGTAACTGCCATCAAGGCCATCTTTCGCGACTTCGTCGCGTCGGATGAATTTGATGATCTTATCGACGGCTTGGTATTCCCTGGCGGCACTGACTAACGTCATGTCGCTCAAGGTAGCAAGCTTAACGTTCCTGATATTGTACGCTGTCCTTTATTGGACGGCAGACTTTGTTCGGGAACGCGCCGGTATCCCTCTCTCTCCTTGGCATTCCGCCAGTGAGAAGAAATAGAGAGGGTAGTTACATTATTCATACACCAACAACCCCATGTGGGGATGGAGATTAACATGAGTAAATCTCAACTTGATGTATGGACGGTTACACGTCTATACGTATTGGACTTCACCGACTGCCTTGGCGCGGAAACCGCTTCTTCCATACTCGCAAGAGTACGGTCGCGGGATTACGCGTGGTTGGCGGATGTTACTAGTCACTTCGACATGCATAGACTTGATGTCGACGCGTATGCTTGTCTCAGACAAATATCGGCGTTCTTTCGCAAGAATGCTGATTTTGCTGAGTCTACTCGTTGCGAATCCGCAGCCCTGGACAGCTTTAATCGAGCTGAAAAGATCTGTCGGATAACGAATAGACGCCTGGACTATTACTATGCTCATCCCGAGAGGATTCCTTTTGGGTTGGACAAAATTATAGCCAGAGCGATAAGCACAATCTCCGAGGTTTTAGGAGAATCGCGCTCTTTCGTGGATACACTTCCCACGAATGTGAGAGTGACTAGCGGTGCGACAGCGCTCGCCCCTCGGTCGCAATCTATTCCGTTCAGTAAGTTCAAACGGACAATGGATTGTACTCCGCGTAGTAAACCTTACTTGGACGTTCTTTATCGCTATTTCGGCTATAAGGAACCAAAGGTGAGGAATATTACGTGGAACCGAGTGGAGTTCGTTCCTAAATCTTGGAAGACCCATCGCAGTATTGCCTGTGAGCCGACTGGAGTTTTACCACTTCAGTTAGCTTTCGACAATTATTGCAAGAAGGGTTTAAAGAGACGTCTAGGAATAGACCTCTCATCCCAAGAGTTGAATCAAGCGTATGCTAAAGAAGGATCTATATATGGCAGTTATGCCACTCTGGATCTTTCGATGGCCTCCGACACATTATCGTATAACACAGTTGCGTGGCTTCTGCCGCACGACTGGTTTACGATTTTGTGCGACTTCCGG